TAGTACGATATGGCAGGTCAAGTATGGGGTACTAATAACCTTGGTGGTTATATGTACTCAGACAATCTGTCTAAGGAACTCCGTGTTTCGTTGAGACCGATTGTGAAATTCCGTCAGTTTGCAGATGTCAAGGATGCCGCGCATCAGGGACTCTCAAAAGGTGACACTTTCCATTGGAACGTGTACTCGACGGTTGCGACAAAGGGTGCCGCCCTTACAGAAGGTACGGCAATTCCTGAGACCAACTTCACAATCACTCAGGGAACCATGACTATTACCGAGCGTGGTAATAGTGTTCCTTATACAGGCAAGTTGGACGATTTATCTGAACACCCCGTCAAAGAGATCATACACAAGGTGATGAAGTTAGATTCAGCATCTGTTCTCGATGACATGGTGGCAGATCAGATCGATGAAGCCAAGTTGCGCGTTGCACCCGAAGCCACTTCTGGAACCGTCGGCGATAAAACCGATAAGGTTACGTTGTGGACTAACGGTACAGCAACCAACACAAACAACGTGGCAATGGGCAAAGATCACATCAAAGCCATTGTAGACGTAATGAAAGAGCGTTCGGAATACTGTAGCGCCCTTCACTAGCAATAGTGATTGAAAACTCCGTGAATTCATGGAAAGCCCTGAAGAGGGTAACCGTGAGCCAAGCCCAAATGGGAAGGTGCAACGACTAGCCGAAAGGCGTAGGGTCAAGCGACTCGAAGCGCGGAGAACCCCTCTGGGGTTATGAGATAGTCTGAACCATGTGATACAAAAAAAACACATGGCAGTCCGAAAGGACGGAATAAGTTTAGCGAACTTGTTTGAACATATTTGAACATCCCGTCTTACGAAGGTGATGATTACTTCTGCATTGCGTGGCCAACCACGTTCCGCACCCTCAAGAACAACTTGGAATCGATCTCTCAGTATGTCGAAACCGGGTTCCAGATGATCCGTAATGGTGAGACTGGTCGTTATGAGGGAGTCCGTTTTGTAGAACAGACCTATCGAGCCAAAGGCGGTGCCGCCGCAGGCTTGGGTACTGCCGCCGCTGCTTGGGGCAATAGCCTCAGTGACTGGGCTGTATTCATGGGTGCCGATACCGTAGCAGAAGCCGTTGCGATCCCCGAAGAAGTACGCGGGAAAATCCCAACGGATTATGGACGGTCAAGGGGCATTGCGTGGTACTACCTTGGTGGTGCCGGTCTCGTTCATTCAACTGCCGCAGAATCCCGCGTTGTTATGTGGGACTCTGCCGCCTAGGGGGGTTTATATGGCACAGCAATCAACTCAAGGCGTAGGTGTGAAGTCAGGTCTTTCTGATCAACAGAAAATTACTGACAGCAATAGTTCTTTGGGCCTTGGCTCCAAGGGTAAGGATCAGAAGCCGCAAGGCGTCGCTCCTGCTCAAGGTGTCGCAGGCGGGTTCAAAATCCGCTAGGTTCAAAATCAACCGGGAAAGGGGGCCATCACGGCCCCCTTTTTTCTTAGGTACGAATATGAAAGAAAACAAGCGAATAATGAAAGAGCCAGACATGGATAAGTCTTCTATTCATTGTCGGAATTGGGAAGGTGAAGCCCGTAGCGTAAGTTCTGAAGAGTTTGAAACTGGTGCGGTTATGCGCGATGAGTTAAATCCTTCGCCAAAAATCTTCACCATCTCTTTGGGTTCTTTCGGCCCACCGCGTAGACATCGACCACTAAACAAGAGTTAAGGCTATGGCATTCGGCGATCCAGATGCAGAAAGCAGTGCAGACGCTAATGCGACTGACCCCTCTGCCGCGTATGGTGGGCAAGGTGAGTTTGATGGTACAGGCCCAGTAGGCGGTCGCACAGGTAATGAGTCTAATCGAGAAGGCCCAGACTACTCTGGTTGGGATGACCAACATGCGAATGAATATGCGGGTCTAAGTTTCGGCACTACTAAGTCTGACACTAGGTCTGCATTTGATAAGCAAATGGATGTGGCCAAGGCCAAAGAAGCATTCGTTAAGGATTTGGGTTATACGAGTACGGGTCACCATAAATCTGGCCTGTCTCCGGTTGTATCTGGTTGGGCGGGGGGTAGTACAAATGTTGTGCCCCCCCCTACAGGCGTCAACTACAACCTAGATTTCCTTGGCAAGCAGTTGGCCCGTGCGAAAGAACAAGAAGCGGTTATTGCTAAAGACACTGCGGTTAAAGACGCTTGGGATGGACTAAAGGCCAAACACAGCCAAACACAAACGAAGAATTTTCTTGGTCTTTTTGATTACAAAGGCTCAGTCCACAGCAAGCATCAAAAAGAAAAAGATGTGCAGGCGTTTGTTGATAAGTATGGCAAGCATCTTGACGACATGGGTAAGCGCAATACACGCCAAGCCCATGCCTATGGAAAGAAGTCGGCACAAGATAAGCAGTTAGGCTCTCTCGATACAACGCCTAAAAAGACTGGCATCGAAGGAATTATTGAAGGCGTGATGAAGGGTATTAACCCTGCCTCGATGCTTATGGGGTTGATAGGTGGGCCTTTTGCCGGAATTGCGACAACGCTTGCGTCGAGCATACCCCAATATCAACCTACCCAAATTGAGCAAGAGTTGGAACAGATGCAAAAAGACTTAGGCATGATAGAGCCGGATCAAGGTGACGTACAGATTCCCCAACACAGACAAATCATCTTGTGCAATCTGAAACCGGGAATGCGATGGGATGTGGCTTCTGGCTCTTGTGTTCCTTCGGCAGCCGATGAAGAAAACCCAATTGATACCCATTCACCAAATTGAAAGTAACTACAGTCCCCGAAAAGACATGGCAGGGTCTGACAGATGTCGAACTTGGGGGCAAAAGAGACAACACCGTGTGCGTTATACGGTACGGTGGTTATGGTGATTGCCTGCAAGCAAGTTCATTATTCCCCATGCTCAAAGCGAAAGGGAAACGTGTATGCGTCAACACCACTGAAATTGGTCAAGACATATACCAACATGACCCCTACATCGATGAACTCTTTGTGCAGAAGGACGACCAGATTCCAAACAAGGAATTGGGGCCGTATTGGGATCGAATTGCCAATCTTTTCGATGAGGTTATCAATCTAGCGGGTGTTGTTGAAGGGGGTTTGCTTGTTATACCCAGAGATGAGAAGTTTGAGTGGGAGCATGAGAGGCGTCATGCATCGTTAAATAAGAATTACAGCGAAGCGCTTCACGATAAAGCCAATCTTGGTTATGATTTTAAGCAAAAGTTTTACCCAAGTGAAGAAGAGGTTAATTGGGTAAAGAAGACGCGCAAGTCAATGCGCCTAAAGAAAAAGAATTTCGTAATTGTGGTCGCTTTGTCTGGGTCATCCGTACACAAGGCGTATCCGTTTATGGATTCTGTGATTGCACACTTCCTGACTCGGTGTCAGGGGGTTAGGTTTGTGTTGACTGGCGACAAGATGTGTCAATTGCTAGAGCAGGGTTGGGAGAAAGAGTCACGGGTCTTCCTTACCAGTGGTGAATGGAAAATCCGACAAGCCATTGCATTCGCTCAACAGGCAGACCTTGTTATCGGCCCAGAGACTGGTTTGCTAAACGCGGTGTCAATGGATGATGTACCGAAAATATGTTTCCTCAGTCACTCCTCTGGGGACAATTTAACTAAGCATTGGGTTAACGCGGCAACAATTAACCCAGAAGGTGTTGCCTGCTTTCCTTGTCACAAGATTCACGTAGGTGGATTTGAGTCTTGCAACAGGGACGAGGGCACTGGTGCGTCGCTATGTAACGCCAGAATAAACCCTAACGATGTTGCAGACGCAATCAAGCATTACAGGAAAATAAGACAATGGCATTAGATAAGTCAAAACCTTATGGCGAAGCCTACGGATCGTTTGGAAGGCCACAGTCCTCTTGGAGATATACCCAAGATGGAAAGTTGTTTAACGAATCGGGTGTGGAAATAGACGAAGATGGTAACGTCCTTGGGCAGAAAATGGTTCGTGACGAGCATGGTCAAGCAGACAATGTGAAGTTGGAAGACCTTTCTTGGCGTGCTGTAAAAAAACTCGTTAGAAAGAATGGCGGTGAATGGACTAGTAAAGCCGATGGCATAAAGTTTCTTGGTGGCCTTGATTCGCCGGACTTTAGCGCATGACATTTCTTGAACTCTGTCAAACCGTCAGGAGTGAGGTGGGCCTCAGTGGAACTGGGCCAACTACCGTCATAGGTCAAGAGGGGCAGTTGCTATCGATTGTTAACTTTACGGCAGAGGCAGACTTTCTAGTTCAAGGTTTGTGGCTTGATTGGAATTTTTTGTGGGCGCAGTTTGCTACCGAAACGCAGACGAGTAAGCGTGAATTAAAGAAGACTAAGCCTGATGATCTAGGGAGTTGGGATGTTACTTCGTTTTGGCTTGATTACACGTCCGATACGAACTACCCGCTTGAATTGATGGCCTACCGAGAGTGGAGAAACCTTCACCGTCAGGGGACGATGCAAATAGGGGTTCCGTCATATGCGATTATTCAACCTGATCAACAGGTGTTTGTTGAACAGGCGTCTGACAAGGAATATGCATTTACTGCTGATTATTTCAAAGCGCCATATAAGATGACGGCTAACACAAGTAAGTCACCTATCCCAGATGCGTTTCATCGATGCATTGTGGCTAGAGCCAAGACGATGTGGGCTGAACGGGAAGACGCTCCAGAAATACTTTTGGCTTCGGCAGCGGAGTATCAAGATGTCCTCGACAAACTAGAGGCTCATTCATTGCCTGACCAAGGGGCACGTAGAAGTGCTTCATCTGACACTTACGCTATAAATCTCTTAGTACAGCCCGAATGACTAATATTTATTCAGAATTAGTCGCCAAGAGTAAATTACCCCGCACACAGATAAAGGCCAAATATTTTCCACTTGAGGGTGGGGAAATATTAACAGACCCTGCGTTGTCATTGGCCCCCGGTAATCTCCTGTATGGGAAGAATTATGAATCCTACAGCGAGGGTGGTTACAGGCGAATAGATGGGTTTGAGCGCTACGACGGCAAGGCGAAGCCCTCTGAAATACCCTATTACATTATCGACTTCAAAAGCGGTACTGCGACGATCCCAAAGGACACCGTTATTACGGGGGCGATTGGTGGAGCCACGGCGGTAACGCTTGTTGACGCGATTCTTGAAAGTGGCACCTATGCGGGTAGTGACGCAAAGGGCCATTTAGCGGTAGGTCTTTATTACACTGGAGACAGTGACTACACAACCTTCCTTCCCGTGGAAGATGGAGCAGGTCTCGTTGTTGACGAGGGAATACAGGTTAGTGGAACCACCCAAATGCTTGTGGAAGTTGCCCCCTCATCAAATGCGGCGGGGACGGACGAACAGCATGAAGCCTACAGAAAGGCCGCTATAGAACTTGCGCGAACAAAGGTTCAGAAAGTCCCCGGCATAGGAGAGGTTAGAGGTGTATGGGTATATCGTGGCGACACTTATGCTTTTCGTGACTCAGACCAGTATCTCGATGATGATGGTGATGCGACACGGTGCGAGATGTATCGCGGTTATGAGACCCATATTGCGAAGCGTGATACCTACGATATTTCAAACCCAACAACGACGAAATGGTATTCGATAAAAATTGATGGCAACCCAATCGGGGTTGAATGCTTATCTACCACGAAGAAGAATCTCACTGCCGATTTACTTGCGAAGATTGTAGATGACACGGAGTGGTCTGGGTTCATCACAAGCCTATCTATTCCAAATGGCGGGACTGGATACACATCTGTTCCAACTGTTAGCGTAAAAAGGGCGACGCCCCTTACTGGGGCATTTTTGACCACAGTTGTTTCATCCAAGTTCGTTATGAATACTGCGGCGGGTGGCGCGACGATCTCGTTGGAAGAGGGGGGCGTTTATACCTTTGATGTCTCTCATAGTAGTAACTCTACCCATACACTCGCGTTCTCAACAACAGCAGACGGGACGCACGCTAGTGGAGTAGAACTAACCACAGGTGTTGTCAGGACGGGAACACCGGGATCGACCCCAGTAGCCAGTACGGCGATTACGGCGGGTGGATCAGCCTACACTAGCGCCCCTACGGTAATATTATCAGCCCCACCAACTGGCGGGACGCAGGCCACAGGGACGGCGACGCTGACCCTTGGTGCTGTGAGTGGAATAACATTAACCAACGCGGGGGCGGGGTATACGGATGGCCCCCCTACGGTTACCTTTTCCGGTGGCGGCGGTTCTGGAGCGACGGCAACAGCAACAGTCGTCCATCCAACGGTGGTTTTTACTGTGCCCTCTGCACAGCCGGTTCTTTATTATTACTGCACAGCCCATTCTAGTATGGGTGGGCAAGCCGACACTCCCGCAGAAACGGAAGACCCGGAAGTTATCATTAAGGCTGAAGTAGTTTCTAATGCAGTTTCATCATTAATTCTTATTAATGGCGGAAAGGGATTTACTTCAGTACCTGTAATAACGATTACTGGTGGTGGCGGCTCTTCCGCTACAGCCACAGGAACAATTGCGACAAAGACTCGCACGGTTAAAGCGGAGGCGACTTTAGCGCCTGCCGACGACATTGAATTTACAGCCCGTAAAGGGGGGTTAACTAATGCATTCACTATAGATGAATCGTTTGCCTACACGACCTCTAAAGTTGCGACTGACTTTCAACTTTCGATTGACCCAGAAAACGATAATCGAACCGCTAAAGACCCCGGTTGGGATAAGGTCGATCTTGGCAAATACATAAAGTTCAAGACTGGTACTGGCGATTGGACTGATTATTGGACGGCTGTAGGTGTAACCTCTGGGGCACAAGCGCGGGTAAGGAGATACCTACTTAGGAAGGGGGCGTATTCACCCCCAGAAGCCGCAGGAACAATTGTTTTGGATCGGGTAAAAGGCCCGATACAGAGAATTCTAGTGCCAACCAGTGGGGAGAACTACACTGCGGCCCCAACCCTGACGATTACTGAAGGTGGCGGCACAGGCGCTACGGCCACAGCCACGATTTCAACTGATAAAGTTATTACCGCTCACATGAGCGCAACTGGCGCAGGCTATACATCACCACCTGTGGTTTCGATAACTGGGGGGAGTGGAGTTGGAGCGGAAGGCACAGCCGTCATTGGCGGCGGCGTTGTTCGTAGCATCTTAATCACTAGCCAAGGCTCTGGTTATACGAGTGATCCAACCGTTACGCTGACAGGCGGCGGTGGGTCAGGGGCTACGGCAGTCTCTAGGCGGGGGGGATCAGTTACGAGCGTGACTGTGACCGCTAAAGGGTCTAATTATTACCAAACACCCACGCTAACATTTACTGGTGGGCTTCATACCAATGCAACAGCCACTTGCACCATTGTGAGTGGGGCCATAAATGTTGTAACAATGACCAACAATGGGTCTGGATACGTCAGCGACCCAATAGTCACCTTTACAGGCGGTGGCGGGTCGGGCGCTACAGCCACAGTTACTCGTTATGACAACATGATTCAAGACATTGTTATGACGAATAATGGGACGGGTTATACCTCTGCTCCGACGATAACGATTACCGAGGGTGGTGGATCAGGTGCTGTTGCAGAAGCCACTTTTGGTTTTCAAGATTCGGAGAACCTTACTAAGCAGGGCGAATCTACTGTTAGAAGCGTAACTGATGGTCTGGTAGAAGACATCATCAATGTGGCGGGTGGTCGCTGCGAGTTTGTAAATTACAACTTCACGGGCGCAGAAGTTACGGCACGAATGTACGGTTGTGATGGTAAGAATCCCGCGTTTGAATGGGACGGGTCTGTTTACGTCCCTATTTACACGGGCATGACCAACGAATCGCCCATGCATATAACAGCGCATAAGTCGCAATTGTTTCTATCCTTCGTTAATGGCTCTGTACAGCATTCCGGCATAGGAAAGCCATTCAGTTGGGATGTTATTACTGGCGCTATTGAGATTGGCACGGGTGACGATGTTACCGGGTTCCAAGTATTGCCTAGCGACGTGTTGGCTGTATTTAACAGGAACAGAACATACCTGTTGTATGGAACGAGTATTATTGATTGGAATCTGACTCTATTTACGGATGATTCCGGCGCTATTGAACATACTGTTCAGCGATTGACGAGCGCCATCTATCTGGACGATAGAGGCATTACCGACATGCTTACGATAAACGCCTTTGGTGATTTTAGGAATGCCTCTATAAGTCGGAAGATTCAGCCCTTTATTGATCTTCAACGTGGTAAAGCCATTTCCTCTTTGAGGGTTAGGAATAAAAACCAATACCGATTATTTTTTA